AGACGAAAATACAAACAGCCATTAACTTTTAAATGGTACGCTGGTGCACATTGCAAAATGTCTAGGGTTCGATTCCCTAGGTATCACTCCAGGAAAAATTCCTGGTGAAAATACTAAACAAAAAGAGGTAAAAGCAATGACACAGACAAAGGTACAAACACAAAATCAAATTTATGACATCACAGAACGCTCTAGACAGTGGACGATTGACGAATTTTTAGAAATCGTTGATGATTCAAAGTGCTACAATTTTGAAGTATGGGTTGAAAATGGTAAGATATTTTATACCGAACTATTGTAATAATTTTCAGTACATAAAATTTCTTCTTGACATTTAATTAAACTTATACTATAATAATTATAGGCGGAAAGCCTAGTAAAATATGCCTACTTAATCGGTACAATGATAGAATAGTACAAAATGTAGCCTTGTACTATGTAAGGTGCAATTCCTTACTGTACCAATGTACACCCATCGTGCTATCAGCACACCCCCTCAATTTCTAAAGGGTGTACAACGTTTTTCCAAGATACTCGTGAGAGATGCACGCAAATCGGTACAAGTATAGGTTGAACTCAATCCGCATATACGTAACCTGCAAAGTACCAAACATTTTTCAAACAAGCGAATCGAGCATGTATTGGTGACTAATCAACACCAGCAAAGCGGGTTTATTGTTGATTGTACTTCCGAGAGTACAAAGGAACATACAGAAAGTAACGGAGTCTGTACCTGGTTCGAGTCCAGGATAAGCCTTTTAGCATGAACATCCTCTTGTAAACATGCTATTTAATCAACGTTCAGAAAGTATCGTACAGGTGTACTACAACTTACGCAACAGTTGTACATGGTTCGAGTCCATGGATACTGCTGCACCTAACCAAGGTGGCAACCGTGTACAGGTCAAAGCAACATCAAAAACAGGTACAAGGACAAAAATTTCGACACAAAACAATAAAGAAAAGGAGGTACAAACAATGGCAAGAAAAGCAATGGTTACTCGTGCATTTGAAGGTACAAAGGTTAAGTACTTAGCATTGAATACTGATACATCAGAACCAGTACAGCTTGAACACACATTTGCGGAAAAGCTTATCGGTAATGATGACATAATGAAAGCACTTAATAAAGTACACAAAGGTACAAATATAGTACCAGGTAAAGTCTTAGAAAGAACACCATTTACTAAATTAATTGGTGTAGCAGTTGAAGATTTTATTGAAATTGGTGTAGAATTAGACCCAGACACAAGAAAAATTATTGGTACAGACGAAGAAACAGACGAGTGCTAATAAAGAAACAGTAACAAAGACATAAATGTACTAATTAAATTCGTAATACATCAAAAAATATGAAAAGACGTGCGTAACACCAAAACAATGCAACACTTCAAAATAATTAGTACATTAATCACAAAGAAAGAGGTACAGATTATGACAATTTTAAAAACAAGCAAGGAACTAACTAAGGAAGAAAAGTATTTACTAACAAAAAGTCCATCAATTGTTTCAATTAAGGACATTCCTGATAACACAGAAATCAACGTATACGCATGGTGCTTGTACAATGATGTATCACATGACGGTGAAGAAACAGAATTATTAAGTATCATGGATAACGATTTTAATGTATATGCTTGCCAGTCAGCAACGTTCAAGCGTAACTTCTTCGACTTGGTAGATATTTTCGAGGATGAAGGGTTCACAATTAAGAAATTAAGTGGTACAACCAATGCTGGTAGACCTTACATTAATTGCGATTTAGTTATCAATAGATAAAATAAAATTTTTCACGCAATGTAAAGTTTGGGGTAAAAACAATGGGACATTCTTTTAATTAAGAGTGTCCCTTATTTTAATTAAACAATGACAGAATAAAAGGTACAAGACAAAATAATAAAATAGAACTAGGAGAACAAAATTATGATAACAATTAACGGAAATGAGGTACAAATAGCTTTACCAAAGAGTACAACAGAACCACAAAGAAATATTATTGTTTACAGTGAGATTGTTACACTCTTAAAATTCTTAACTCAAGAATATTCATTAGATAAAAAGGACATTGATGAACTATGTGGTTTTGCAAATATTGGACATAATTAAGTTTGAGTAGTGGAGGATGATATGGCAAAAAGTAGGCAGAATAAAAACATAGCATTGCACCAAAATAATTCACAACATATTAAAGGTTCAATGCGAAAGCATGTAAAAAGGCATGCAAATGGTAGGCAGACTAAAAATCAAGCATTGTACCAAAAAGAGATAAAGCGTATTCAAAGGTCAATGCGAAGATATGCAAAACAAGGGTACAAATTTGGCAGTATGGAGTCTTATTTTACTGTACCAAAGCGTATTACCAGGAAATCAATACAAGAGTTACAACGATATAAAGGTAAATCCATACGTGATTTAGCTATTAAAAGTACAAATGATAATGAAGATAACATCCCAACCTTTAGAGATTTAGCGGTTGTACAGATTGATAATTTATATGCAGAGTTTGACAATTTTCCGTCCGAGATTAGAAGCTTTCTAGTACAACAGTTTGACCGAATGATTGAACAAGCTGGACTAAATGCTATCGAAGAAAATGATTTAGACGTTGATACTAGTGACTTATCTTTAGTACGAGAAATTGGCAAAGAATATCTAGCACCTATACTACAAAAGAAACAATCGTTTATATATTACATTCAAAACAGTGGCTACGATAGTTGGCAAGCTATTAGAGAATTTTGTAGTGATGTAGTAAACGAATTAAAGAACATAGGTGTACTAGGAAGTAGTGAAGCTGATGAACTCGATGATATGTTTGAGATGCAACTTGGATTGTACGAAGGTCAGGCAAATATACGTAAAGCACAAAGGAAGTCAGAAAGGGACAAGGTTAGACGAGAATTAAAGAAAAAGCTACGAGAGGGTACTAAGTACAAGAATGGCGAACGTGTTTACTCGCCACAGCAAATTGCACAGCGTATGAATGAACTTAAACAAGAGGACATGCAAAGGATAGCTAAAATGTCCAATGAAGAATTTAATAAATTTAAAAAGCGTGGACTAAGGTTTGACGACTAATTTACTAAATATACTTAAAAGGATACAAGGCAAATATGAAAATTAAAGGTAAAGTTGTTAAGTACGTAGCTGACTTTGAAACTACAGTATACAGTGAAGAAGATGTAATCAAGTATGGACCACAAACACGTACAGACGTATGGGGTGCTAGTGTTGTTAAGTTTGGTACAGAAGATGTGAAAATCATGCACACCTTTGAAGATTTATTCAGATACATAACAACACGTCCACACAATGTTATTTGTTATTTTCATAATTTAAAATTTGATGGTTCATTTTGGTTAAATTATTTAGTACGAAATAAAAACTACAAACCAGCATATATTTTGAATGAAAATAATGAAATCATTGGATGGGTAAAAGAGAAAGAAATGTTACCATTTACTTTTAAATATGTTATATCACAGATGGGTCAATGGTATACAATAATATTACGTACAAAGTCGCACTATATTGAGATACGTGATAGTCTAAAATTATTACCATTCAGTGTAAAAGATTTAGGTGATGCTTTTCAAACAAAACATAGAAAGCTTGAAATGGAATATGAGGGATTCAGATACCCTGGTTGCGTTATAACAGACGAAGAAGAAAAGTACATGAAGAATGACGTTTTAGTTGTTAAGGAAGCCCTAGAAATAATGGAAAGTGAGGGACACGATTTACTTACCATTGGTTCATGTTGTATGCAAGAGTTTAAAAGCTTTTATGACAAGTACTTGTACGAAAGAATGTTTCCTGATTTAACCGAAATGTCATTAAACCCTAATATATTCGGAAGTACAAATGTGGATGAATATATTAGAAAATCATATAAAGGCGGTTGGTGCTACGTTGTACGTGGTAAAGAGCAACAGGTGTACAAAAATGGGTTAGTTGCTGACGTAAATAGTTTGTACCCTAGTGAGATGCACTCAGATAGCGGTAATGTATATCCATATGGTGCACCAACGTTCTGGAAAGGTTCAATTCCTGACAAATGTTGGGACAATGATATTTATTTCTTTGTACGACTACGAACTAAGTTTAAGATTAAGGATGGGTACTTACCATTCATACAGATTAAACGTAATTTGAACTATCGTGGTAATGAAATGTTGGAAACTAGTGATATTTATGATAAAATCAATGATAGGTACATAAGTACATACTTAGACGAAAATGGGGTACAACAAGAAGTAACAGTTGAACTAACCATGACTAAAACTGACTACATACTATTTAAAGAACATTATGAACTAGAATGTACTGAAATATTAGATGGCTGTTGGTTTAATGCTAGAACAGGATTGTTCGATGAATATATCAATAAATATGCAGAAATTAAGAAACATAGTAAAGGTGCAATTAGAACATTAGCAAAGTTATTTTTAAACAATCTATATGGTAAATTTGCTACAACTACTGACTCAAGTTTCAAGACAGTATATTTAAAAGAAAACGGTTCAATAGGATTTAGAACAATTCACCAAGAGGAGAAAGACCCGGGGTACATTGCTATCGGTTCAGCAGTAACTAGTTATGCAAGAAATTTTACAATAAGACATGCACAAAAGAATTATCATGGTGTTGATAAACCAGGGTTCATTTATGCAGATACAGACAGTATACATTGTGACTTAAAACCTGAACAGTTGGTTGACATTAAGATACATCCATCAAACTTTGAATGCTGGAAACTTGAAAATTTTTGGGATACAGCCATATTTGTTAGACAGAAAACATATATTGAACATGTTACACACGAAGATTGCGAACCATTAGAAGAACCATTTTACCAAATAAAATGTGCTGGTTTGCCAAAAAGATGTAAAGAGTTGTTATCTGAAAGTTTAGATGGTAAGTACGTTGATATGGACAAGGATGAACTAGATGAAGCGTTAGCTGGGTACTATGATGACGAGATAGAATTTGTAACAGTTAAGCGTACAATAACAGATTTTAAACCAGGAATAATTGTACCATCAAAATTAATGCCAAAACAAATTGAAGGTGGTACATTGTTAGTAAGAACAAATTATGAAATGAGGTAAAATAAAATGACAAATAATGAAACAAAGAAACAGTTAAAGAATGAATTAAATACGTACTATGGTAAATCTAATATATCTGCATATCCTGAACCAAGTGCTAAGCATTTTCATAAAGGTGAAAACTTTACACTTGAACCAGAAATAGAAAAGATAGTAAGTGATGCATACAAAAATGGTTGTACTTATGCAGATACAGACAGTGTTAAATATAGCGAAAAGGATAAAGAAAAAGATATAAACCTTGTACAGAACTTTTTAGACAAGGTAGAGAAAAGATTAAAACAAAAAGAATACTAAGCAAAGTACAAAGATAGGGTGATAGAATTGATAAGAATTATTAGTATAGCAGTTATAATTTTTATATGTTTAGTGCTAACAATAGTAGAACATATTGTAAGTTATAAGGACTATGATTTGAATAAGGAGGTATATAATCATGGGACAAACAGACTTAAAACTTCTAAAAAGTATACACGAAATAGCAAACTATGAATGTAACTTTAAATGTAACAAATGCTATTTCTGTACGCATCAAAGCATTTCAGGAAAAACATATTTAAGATGTACCATAGCAGACTTGGACAGAATTGAAAAGAATATGCTAAAAGATTGCTTTAATAACTTAGATACAGACAAGAAAAGGAGTACAAGAAATGATAAAAATTGAAACAGTAAACACAGGCAATCGCTATGTAAGAATTGAAGGGACTAGTAAACTAGTTTGTACAGAATTAATGATAGTAATAACAAAAATGATTGAGAACAATATGTTATCAGATGCGGACAGAGATGTTATTAAATTAGTAACAGGATTAGACCATGATTGTGCAATTGAAGCACAGCAAATGTTAAAAGATTCTCTGCATTTAAAATCACGTGATAACAATAAAGGTGGTACAAACAATGATTAAAGTTGATGCAATTAATAGTAATTGTGCGGGTGTAGAAATGACAGGAAGTCGTGAAATTGTTTGCTTAGAATTAATGCTAGTAGTTACTCTATTATTAAAAAATAATGTAATGCGAGAAGTTGACAAGAAAGCAATTAAAAACGTACTCGATTTAGACCCAGCATTGTACGAACATTTATTAGAAGAATTAACAGACACTTTTAACGAACTGTAAAAACATAATAAAATAATTCTAAAAGGGTGGACAGTATTCATTACGAATATTGTACCACCCTCTTTTATATCTATAACAAACGATTACCTAAACCGACACACAAAGACGAAGAAATGTTATGGCGTTATATTTCAAACGTGTGTACCCATACATTCGAGTAGGTTTTTCGCTTGCAGATACCTAATAACTGATACATTTAAGTACACATTCTTTACATTGTAAGTCCTTAAATCTAAGACAACCATGTTCAAACAATGACCTAATTGAGGTTATAAATCCGCTATTTCTTTTAAGCATTACATAGTTGACATTGTGGTCATCTGTTGTAACGCTAATCTTATAAGGAAATGTTTCGTCACCATTACTATCACAGTAAACAATTCCTTGCTCAGTGTACTCTCTAAGTGCATAGCATTTACCATTATATTTTAATGTAGCTAAATAATATGACTTACCCTTTGGACGTTCAATAAAGCTAAGGTTGTCATTTAAATAAATACCCTGGCTTGCATATTGAACATAGTTTTCATTTGCAAATGCTTTGTTAAACTGTGAACTTTCTTGTGCTTTACTAGCGGACTCATTAAAGCCATTTTCTAGTACAAAACCTTCGCCACGTAAGAACTTAGTATCACTGTGTATTCTTGAACTAATTCCAAGTGCAACATAGTACGGATTTATTAGTGAAACAGGATTACTAATCATATACACTGGTACACGTCTTACTTGTGCACCTTGACCTCTAGCAATTGATGTATGAATGGACATAAATTTTGCAACTTCATCTGAACAATAATGGTTCGTTTCTGATTGAAATTCATCGAACATCATTGTACTAACATCAGAGAAATAGTGACTGTATTTTTTAATTTGGTCTGCATTATTAATTGATACAGCGTAACCACAAACAACGTCATTTAATAGCAAAGTATGAAATACACCATTTGCTTGTCTATCACTGGTCATAATGTCCTCAGGAAAGAACAATGTATTAATATCTTTGAAGAACTTACCAGCACATTCATCAAGTTCATAATTGAACCTATATACAAGACAAAATTTTTCTTTATACTTTTTAAACCTATTTACTAATAGACGTGAAAAGAATGTAGTTTTTCCAGCACTTCTATTAGATGTACAAATGTATATCTCTGGTTTATTTCCATTAATATCATTTAAAGATAAAAGTTTAGTTCCATTGTAAAAACTTGGTACACTCATATATTTCTATCTCCCTTGCTCTTTCGTTATATTCATTGTATCATATAATCAAGAGAAATAAAACAGTTTACAAATATTATAGGAGGTACAAACATGTCAATTATTGATGGTACATACAGGGACGAAAGATACGGACAAGGTATTTATAATTATCTGAACCTAACTTTCAGAAACCCTTACGGAACAGCTGCACTAATGGGTAACTTACAGGCAGAAAGTTGTTTAACACCCTATCGTATGCAAAGCGAACTATCTGAGGACGCTGTGGAAAGTTATATTTATGCAGATGCGGTGTGCAGTGGTGATGTAACTAGAACGCAATTCATAGCACAAGGTCAATCAGGTATCACATTCGGAGGAAAATACTATCCTGGTACTGGTTTTGGTTTAGCTCAATGGACATGGTATGAACGTAAAGCTGCACTATATGACTGGCGAGATACAATGGGTTATACGTTCTTTGATATTAATTGTACATGTACATTCTTGATACATGAACTTGAAACAAAATATCAAGATACATTTAACATGATTTTAACTGCGAATGAAACAAACTTCATAAATGTTGTTGAGTACGTACTTGTACATTTTGAAAATCCAGATGACCAAAGTTATGAGATGCTAATGCACAGATATAGATTAGCCGCAGCTATCCTACGAGATTACGGTAGTGTTGTACCACCAACACCGTATCCAGTGGACGTAAAACATAGTTACCCTTGGGTTTTGTTTAATTAGTCATAACTATTGACGATATAATACATTAATAATATAATTAATATAAGAGATGTTACAATTTTATTTGCACCAAGTTAGTTGTTTTATGGGACAACTATACTATAAAATTAGTACATCCTTGTAATTAAGTAGGTATTATTGTTAAACATTATTTTAGTGGAGGGATTACAATGGCAGTGTTAAATGGTGACGAATATAAAAGTACCATAGAAAAAATTGTAGGTGATGACTTATCAGATGAAAACTTGAAAATAATGGAAGATTTAACTGATACCTATGAAAGTCTGCAATCACAAATACGTGAGAATGGCGACTATAAAACTAAATACGAAGAAAACGACAAAGCTTGGAGAGAAAAATATGCTAGTCGTTTTATGGAAGGTGGTACAAACTCAGAAGAAAACGAAGAACCACCAGAGCAAACTAAAACTTACAGATATGAAGATTTATTTACAACAGAGTAAAGGAGATTTAGTACAATGGCAAAAAGAATTGCAGTTACTAGCTTAAACGCTAGTACAATAGACATATTGAATACTATTCGTGCAAACGCTTCAGCTGAATATCAGGCATTAGTTCCACAGATAACTAAGTCCACAGATATTCCAGCCGTAGGTGAAGTATTGTACGGCTATCCAGCACTTGCTAACCAGTTTATTAATGCATTGGTTAATCGTATTGCATTAGTACGTGTAAAGAGTGCAACATTCAACAATGCTTACGCTAAATACAAGAAAGGTTATCTTGAATTTGGTGAAACGGTTGAAGAAACTTTTGTTAACATTTGTAAGGCAAGAGAGTTCAACGTTGAGAAAGCACCAGCAAGAGAGTTTGCACGTTCATTACCTGATGTTCGTACAGCTTTCCATACTATGAATTATAGAGTACAATATCCTATCACTATCCAGGATGAAGATTTAAGAATGGCATTTTTAAGTGCTGATGGTGTGCAGGATTTAATAGCAAAAATCGTGAACTCTGTTTCAGTAGCACAGGAGTATGACGAATTTTTACTATTCAAGTACTTATTAATTAAGGGTATTACACATGGAAAGATGAAACCGATTAGTGTAGGCGACGGTACAGACTTAAAGCAGATTGCTAAAACATTTAGAGCAACATCTTTAAAGTTACCATTTATCAAAACAGAGTACAATGCTAGCGGTGTTCATACTAACACTAAAGTCGAAGACCAAGCTATTTTCTTAGACACAGATTTTGAAAGCCAGTTCGATGTTGAAGTACTAGCATCAGCATTTAATATGGACAAAGCTACATTCATGGGTAACAAAGAAAGTATTGATGACTGGACAACATTTGACTCAGATAGATTCTCAATCATTATGGAAAATTCTAGCATGATTGAACCTATTACAGACGAAGAACTTGCAATAATGACACATGTTAAGGGTGTACTAATTGACCCTGAATGGTTCCAGGTTTATGATAACCAAAACAAGTTCACAGAACAGTACGTAGCTAGTGGTGAATATTGGAACTATTTCTACAATGTTTGGAAAACGTTATCAACATCACCATTCAGTAATGCAGTAGTATTTGTTACAACTGATGAAACAATTACAAATCCAGCTAGTATTGATGTTAAAGTACAGTCAATTGAAAAAGGTGATAGTACAACTGTTATCAATTTAGTTGTTGATGAATCTACAGCTAGTACTGTTGGTAATAGCTTAGAGTTTGTTATAACAGAGAGCAACGCAAGAATACCAATTGCAGTACAGAAATATGGTTCATACTTTGTACCAAATACTCATACAGGTACTATTGAAATCTATGCAGAGTATAACGGTGATAAGTACAGTGATAACACCTTAACTTTAGCAACTATTGAAGTAGGTAGTACAATCACATTGGCAAAGGTTACTGACTAAGGTTCGTTTTAAGCCTTCTTATTTATTGTTACGGAAACGTGGTGAAACTGATAGAAAATTGTCTTCGCTCCTTTTGAATTTTTTATATTATCAGTTGGGATAGGGTGGGTATTAATAAGAAAGGATTAATTTTTATGAGTATTATACAACCAAGTGGAAAAATATGGTTATGTAAAAATGTACCATTAAATCCTTCTATGGAAGATACATTGTACTTTGGCAGTGAAAATGATAGATATTATTACTTTTTAAACCATAGTGATATTTCATTTACAAATGTTAGTTATATTCGTGTAAAGGATGGTGTAATAAGATTACAAGTAAATCCTGACAGAGTGTACAATTATAATTATATGATGTTTACAAACACTAACTTTAGTGATAGGTATTTCTTTGCATTTATAACTAGTGTTAGGTATGTAAACAATGTTACAGCAGAAATTAGCTTTAAATTAGACCCAATGATAACATGGTTCTTTGATTATCATTTGAAAGATTGTTATGTAGAACGTGAGCACTCAAGAACAGACAACATTGGCGACAATATTATCCCAGAGGATATAAACTATAATAATTACATCATTTGTCAAGAAAACAGTGTTAAGTTTAATGACCCAAGCTTACAAAGTCATGTACTTGTTTTAACATCAGGGTTAATAAGTGAAGGTGTACCTACTCAACCAATGCCAGCTGTCTATGCTGGAACATATTGTGGGTTATCAGCTTTTATATTTGATGTATCAAGACAAAAAGGTGAAATTGATACACTTATATTACAATATTTTGGTGCAAACAGTGAAATGGTTGTAGCAATAATTACAGTACCTTATTGGTTAATTATGAACGCAAAAGCTTCAACTGATTGGAGAGCAACTGGTACACAGACATTAAATATTTCAAGGAACATGGGTGGACGATATACACCTAGAAACAATAAGCTATTTACGTATCCATATAATAAGTGCGTTATTACGGACATGCATGGAAATGAAATAGATTTAGCGTTTGAATTTTTTGATAACAACAGAGCTGTAATTGATTTGTGGGGTGTTTTAATACCATCACCTGAAATCCTAGCAGCACCTAGAGGTTATCAAGGTAACATAAATGATTACAACATTGCACTATCTTGGAGCGATTTCCCAAAGGTAGCGTGGGCTAGTAATTACTTTAGAGAATGGTACAACCAAAACGTAAGTAAAATTAATGCTAGTGTACAAGCTAACACGATAGCTAATCTCACAAATTTTGGTTTAGTTACAATAAAATCAGCTGCTGTTGGTGGAGCGTTAGGCGGGTTAGTTGGTGCAGCTGTATCTGGTGCAGTTGCTTTAAAAAATATGTACAGCAATGTTAAAAATACTCTCGCAGATATTTCATCTGCACAAAGAGTAAGTAACCCCGTACATGGTGCATTAGGCTCAAGCAATATGCTAGCAGCTGAATCAAATTTATGGCAAATGGGACTATTTCAGAAGTGTTATCCACCACAAATTTTAGCGTCAATTGATAGTTATTTTGATATGTTCGGATACGCAACAAAAAGAGTAAAACATCCTAACACTTGGGTGCGTGAACATTGGACTTATACAAAAACAATTGGTTGCGAAATAGACGGAGATATACCAGCAGAAGATATGAAAGACATTTGTGATATTTATGACAATGGTATTAGATTTTGGTGGGGTAATGGTGATGGTACAGATGTTGTGGGACAGTACAATTTAAGTAATAATCCAATATAAGGGGTGAGTACATGGGTAGAAGACATAGAGGAATACAGGATAGAAATTTTATTGATTCAGCGTTATTAAATGATTTAACGTACCAGTTTTATTATAATAGGTTAAAAGAATTAGCTATATCTATTTTTGACTGGCAAAATTTACCACACAGTATTGACCCTAGATTTCTGGAATTAGAGTTATATGAAAAGGGACAGGCTGTTTGGTTTGAAGATAAGGATTTATCACTATTTGGTGAAAAATCAACGTACCTAGCATTGAGTTGTATGACTAAAGGCAAATTTGATGTATACAGAAACCCTATAGGACGTACAGCTATTGGAAACAATGGGTACAATAAAGAACTTAATAGCAATAACAGTATCATTATTTATAATAACCTACTTAGAACTAATACACAGGACATGATTAAACAATATGCTTACAGACTGTATTTAATACAAAGGGTTATTGATGTTAATATAAATGCACAGAAAACACCATTAATAATTACATGTGATGAATCACAAAGACTTACATTATTGAACCTTTATAAGCAATATGAAGGTAATGAACCTTTTATTTTTGGTGATAGAAATTTAGATGTACGTAGTATACAAGTTTTAAACACTGGTGCACCTATGATTGCAGAACAGTTAGACAAACAAAGAACTACTGTTTGGAATGACGCATTGACATTCCTTGGTATCACAAATGTAAACATACAGAAACGTGAAAGACTGTTAAATGATGAAGTTGCACGTAACATGGGTGGTACTATTACAAGTAGATTCAGTAAACTACAAGCAAGGCAACAAGCTTGTGAACAAATTAATAAGATGTTTGGACTTAATATATGGGTTGAGTATAAAGATGATATTGAAGTACTGGATGATAACATTATTGATGATATTGATAACCAGGAAAGCAAGACAAACCCTGAAGATAAAGTAATATCAAAAGGTGGTGATAAATAATGTCGCAATATACAACAGAAGTTAGGTTCATATGCGAACAAGCAAGTGGTTTAACTGAAAGCGTTGGATTTACAGACGTTGACGAAGTTATTGATAAATCCTGGAAAGCTATTTTTGGTACAAGCTTTCCAATATTTGATGAAGATTATCGTGAGCATTTATGTAAAAAGATATTACAACATTATTACACGCGTGAGATAGCTTACGAAACACCATCGCTATGGATTTTTAAATTACGTGTACGTATGAATGAGATTATGCCTTATTATAATCAGATGTACAAGAGTGCACAATTAGAATTTGACCCATTTAAAGATTTTGAGTACAGGGTTACACATGAAGGTGAAGATTCTTCAACTGGTTCTAATGAATACAGTGACAGTAGCAATGGTAAAACAAATAATGTAAATAAGTACAGCGAAACACCACAAAATGGTTTACAAGGTGTTATGAGTGGTGAGTACTTAACAACGGCTACTGTTGATGATAATGAGAGTGAGTCAACAAGTTCATCCAATTCTGAAAGTACTGCAAGTAGTACTAATAAATGGAATGAACTATTGTCAGGTAAAAGAAACGGTGATTCGTACTCTAAATTGTTACAAGATTTTCGTAATACTTTTATCAATGTTGACCTGGATGTCATTAACTCTTTAGCTGATTTATTCTTTAATCTATGGGCTTAATATTAATGCGTTATTGGTGCAACGCTTTAATATAAATATTACAGGTTATTGGTGCAACCTAGAAAGGAAAAGAGCATGATTGTAAAACCTATTCCAAAGCATATGCTTATACAAAAAGTTTTACCAACAGCGTACGATGATAGTTTAACATATTTAGAAATGATTGGTAAATTGATACACAAAATCAATGAAATCATTGACCAGACTAACTCGTACGAGGAGAGATTTGGCGAACTTGAACAGGAACAAGCAAAGTTAAGACAAGATATGATTGAACTTAGGGCAGAGCTTGAAGGAATTGAGGACAACCTCAAGAAATATATTGATGACAAGTTTGAACCTTATATTGAAATCATAGAGAACTTAAAACAATTACTGTTAGACGCAGAAGTGTCACTAAAGAAGTACGTTGATACTCAAAACGCTGTACTAAGAACAGAGTTCAATGCTGAAATTTTAGACTTACAAAGACAGATTGATGATTTGCGTTTCCATTTACCAGATATTTACAATCCTAGAAAAGGTAAAATGGACAGTATTCAGGATACTATTATTGACTTGTATTTAATTGGAGCACACGCACCAATTACAGCAAGTGAGTTTGATGGATTACAGATTACTGCATCAGCGTTTGACAATTTAGGTATCACTGGTTTTAATTTTGATTATTATGGTAAGTACTTACTTGGCTTATAATTAGGAGGAAAATATGCAACATACAACGAACTATAATTTGGACATGCCTGAAGGTAATGACCAGCTATCTGTAATGGTAAATTATAATGGTAATTTACAGAAAATTGATACAGCTATTAAAACTGTAGAGGACAAGGCTGACGCTGGTAGCACTGATATTGAGGATTTAAGTGCTACTGTCAGTGTACTTGAAAATAATGTAACAGCTGTAAATACTAGATTAGCTAGTGTTGAGGCTGATGTTACAGCAGTAGACGATAAAGCGGACGCTATTGAGGTAAAAGCTGACAACGCATTAGCAGGTTTACAGACAAAGCAGAATACTATTACTGGTGCAGCTAGTACTATTACTAGTACAAACTTAACAACTAGTCGTGCTCTTGTTAGTGACGCAAGTGGTAAGGTAAGTGTTAGTAATGTAACTTCTACTGAACTTGGTAGGTTGTCAGGAGTGACAAGTAATGTACAGTCACAGCTTACATCTTTAAGGAATCATGTTGATAATCCCGTTTATGGTACAGCTACAACTGATAAAGGTACAATACAAAGACAAAGTTTAATTAAAATTGGACATATTTGTTTCCTAGAAATGGACTGGCATGGTGTTTATGACGGTACTCATATTGCTTATACACCTGCTGGATTTAGACCAATAGTACAGACAGCTATTACTGGTTATGATTATGGAACTGGTGAATACATACCTTGTTCAATTAAGACTAATGGTGAGATACAAATTGGTGGACATGTTGGAATGGAAAATATCACTGTTTCAGCTGTTTATTACTCACCAAGTACAACATAATATTGTAAAGGTGGTGAGTAAATATGTTATCAATGTACAATATTTTATTAGAGAAATTAAGAACGAACGGTGGTGGCAATAATGATTAGTATATACAATCCTAGCGATATTAAGAGTACAACATTACCTAGAAACATTGCTGATGCTATAAAGCAAGGCGGTGGCGGTGGTGCTGTTATTGATGATGAAAACGTTAGCACTAGTACTACGTGGTCGAGTAATAAAATTAATACTGAAATAGGTAGTGTTAGTGTTGATGTTATTGATGATAGTGTTACTAGTACAGAGAAAACTTGGTCTAGTGATAAAATTGATGATGTTGTAAGTGAAAAGGCTAGCATTGATGATAGTGCTACTGGTGAAAATACTACGTGGTCAAGCGGTAAGATTAGTACTGAGATTGCTAGTGCTGGTGGAGTTGTAATTGATGATACAACTACTAGTACAACTAAGACTTGGTCTAGTGATAAAATTGATAACGTTGTTAGTGAAAAGGCTAGCATTAATGATAGTGCTACTAGTGACAGTGCAACGTGGTCAAGCAATAAGATTAGTACTGAGATTGCTAGTGCTGGTGGAGTTAAAATTGATGATACAACTACTAG